AAAATCTAAACAATTATATTGATTTAATTAATAAAATAAAAAAAGAAGTAAATTTAAATGCTAAAAATCCTATAATAAAACTTAAACCTCATCTCAACGCTTGTATATATGGTTTATATTTAAAAAACAGTTGTGTTTATATAGGTCAAACAACAAACATAATGCAAAGAATTTATACACATAATCTTGAAAAAAATAAAACTGAAAAACAATTTGATGGTTTTAAAATATTACACTATGAAGAAAATGAAAATATAAGAAAAACTATAGAATCTTTATACATTATAAAACATCAACCAAAATTAAATAAATCAAAAGGAAGTGATATAAATTATGGTTTAGCCAAACAAATATACGACACTATAGAATTTAAATAATTAGTTATAAATTATGAGTTATACACATAAAGATTTTGTAAATCAATTAAAAAAAGGATATGATTATCAATTAAAAGTAAAAGAAATACTTGAACAAAATGGATTAAAAGTTTTTATAGATGATTTAAAAATTAGACCAATAGGAGCAGATAGAATAGATTATACAGATAAAGGAGATTTATTTACATATAAAGGAAAAGATAAAATATCATTAGAAGTAAAATCTTCATCAAGACATTATACATCTATGAGTGATTATCCTTACAATGATGTTATTGTTGATATGGTTGAAAATTGGGATAATAAAAAACACAAATCATCAGCTATAATAAATATATCACAAAAAACCTTATCTACTTTTGTTATACCTGTAACATCAAAAGAATATTGGTTTAAAAAAACAATTAAAGACAATATTAAAGGATATGTTAAAGAGTTTTATTTCGTAAATAAAAAACATATTAAAACTTTATATGATTTAATTGAATGGATAAAAAAATAATAGAAGAATTTTATTTACTTGCTTTAGTAGATATAGTAAATGGTAAAGATATTAATGAACTTGAAGAAACTATAAAACTATACGAAGAAGAAGAACAGTACGAAGCGTGTGCTGGAATAAAAAAAGCAATACACGAATCAGGATTTTTAACAATTAAAGAAATAATACATAAAAACAAATTATAAAAATTAATTATGAGTGCAACACTAATACAAGAAATAGTAGAACAACATCTAAAGTTAGATATAACTACAAAAACAAGAAAACGTGAATACGTAGAAGCACGTGGAATATACTTTTACCTTACAAGACAATACACAAGGATGTCATTATCTTCTATAGGTAAAACAATGGGCAGGGATCATTCAACAGTTCTACACTTTGAAAGGCTTATACCACATTGGTTAAAACACGATATACAATTAAAAGAAGATTATAATAAAATAAACAAAAGGGTACAAGATGCAGTTAATGCTAACCCTGAAGATTTTAAAACAGCAGAAAGTTTAGAAGGTTTCTATGAGAAACAATACAAAGAACTAAAGAAGCTAACAGAACAAATTAATAAAGACCAATTAACAATTAGTTAGTTTTTTTATTGTACTATTGAATAAACAAGTTATTTCAAAATGGCACACGGTGGAAAAAGAGATGGAGCAGGTAGACCTTCTAAAGCAGATGAGGTTAATTTAATAGAGAAATTAAGCCCATTAGAAGATGCAGCATTCCAAGCATTAAAAACAGGTGTAGAAAAAGGTGATTTTAAATTTGTACAACTGTACTATAACTATTATGCTGGTAAACCAAGAGAAACAAGGGATATTACCATTAACGAGGACATTCCGTTATTTATGGAGGATTAGGGATAACTAAAACCCTACACTTCATTCTATATGCGAGTAAAGAAAACAATAGCATTTAAAAAGCTAAAGCAATTACAAAGCAGGATACGAATAGTTAAAGGTGGCACATCAGCTTCCAAGACTATATCAATACTTTGTTTGCTTATTGATTACGCTATAAGAAACGACGGTAAAGAAATAAGTGTAGTATCCGAATCTATACCACACCTTCGTAGAGGTGCTTTAAAAGACTTTTTAGGCATATTAAAGGGTTTAGGTAGGTATAGGGATATTCAGTTTAATAAAAGCACTTTAAAATACACTTTTACAAATGGTAGTTATATAGAGTTTTTCAGTACAGATCAACCAGATAAGTTACGTGGTGCAAGAAGAACAGATTTATATATTAACGAATGTAACAATGTACCCTTTGATGCTTATAACCAATTATCAGTTAGAACAAGTGGAATAGTTTGGCTTGACTACAACCCATCTAATTTGTTTTGGGTAGACAAAGAACTGATAGGAAAGCAGGACACCGATTACATTACACTAACATACAAAGATAATAATGCACTACCTGAAAGCATTGTAAAAGAAATAGAGAAAGCAAGAGATAAAGGCAAAACCTCAACATACTGGTCAAATTGGTGGAGGGTGTACGGACTTGGTGAAACAGGTTCTTTAGAAGGTGTATGTATACCTGATTGGAAAGAAATAGATAACATACCACAAGAAGCACGTTTATTAGCACACGGTGTAGATTTTGGTTATACTGATCCTACAGTTATTGTATCTCTATATAAATGGAATGATGCCTACATAGCAGATGAGGTATTTTATAAATCAAATACAGTATTAAGGGATTTATCTATGTTCTTACGACAAAACAATATAACAGAAAACTTAATTGCAGATTCAGCAGAACCAAAGAGTATTGAAACTTTGCGTAGAGATGGGCATAATATATATCCGTGTACAAAAGGTAGGGATAGTGTAAACTTTGGTATTAACCTAATAAACCAAAATGAAATATACATTACATCAAGAAGCAGGAACTTGAAAAGAGAACTACAAGGTTACATATGGGCAAAGGATAAAGATGGTAATACCCTAAATAAACCATCAGGTGAACACCCAGATTGCATAGATAGTTTAAGGTACGTTTTAACAGACCAATTAGAAAACCCCAATAAGGGCGAATACTACATATATTAGTAAATGTTAAAAAAATGTTTATATTTGTATAAACAAAGTTTAATTAAAATTATAATTATGAATAACAAAGTAGAGTATATAATGGTAAAAGAATTAACTAAAAAAGAAAATAGAAACAACCTCATCAGAATATTTGGTGGTGCATTATTATGTGGATTATTTGCAATAGCTTCAATGTATTTCTTTTTATTCTTTATATTGTGGGCAAATGAAATAACAGATAAAATAGTTGGATATTTTTAAGATGCAAGAAGCCTGCTGGTACGAAAACATATACATAGTACAAAGACCATCTAAACGTGGTACTAAATCTGATGTTTATTTAGATATAGATTATAAAGGTCAAATACTAAAAGGTAAGAAGCTGTACAAACAAAACAGCATACATTTAGAAAAAACAATAGAAGAAGCATATAGATATTCTTATAAAAGGTTTATATTAAAACAATAGTTTTTTTTTGATTTGGTTTAATTGGAATTAGGTAGCAGAAATGTTACCTTTTTCTTTTTATACAAAACATCAATTAATTTATTGTATTAATATGAAAGTTGAAATAAACGTACCTGATTCACTTAAAGAAATAACTTTAGATCAATATCAAAGATTTGAAAAGTTAAACACCGAAGAAAATAAAGAATCTACATTCTTACTACAAAAGATGGTAGAGATATTCTGTAACCTCAACCTAAAAGATGTTGCAAACATAAAATACAAATCAGTACAAGAGATAGTAGTACACCTCAACAAGATATTTGACCAGAAGCATAGTTTAGTACCTACGTTTAGTTTAGGTAATGTAGAGTATGGATTTATACCTGTACTTGATGATATGTCATTAGGTGAGTTTATAGACCTTGATGAGAACTTGGGTAAGTGGGATAATATGCACAAAGCAATGAGCGTGTTATATAGACCAGTTAAATTTAAGAAAGATAAGAAGTACAACATAGAGGAATACAAAGGAATGAATGACAAGCTAAAGTATATGCCTTTAGATATTGTGTTTGGTTCTATGGTTTTTTTTTACAATTTAAGCAACGAGTTAACACAAACTATCCTGAACTATTTACAGAAGGAGTTGCCGAACAAACTGACTATTCAACAGAAGGAGGCTTTGGATCAAAGTGGGGTTGGTATCAATCGGTCTATGGTATTGCTAAAGGAGATGCTACCAAGTTTGACACGGTTACCCAGCTTAACGTCCACAAGTGTTTAATGTATTTAGCATTTGAAAAAGATAAAGTAGAATTAGAAAAGAAGTTAATTAAAAAACGATGAAAGGTTTTTACAACGTAACGGAACAATTAAAAACAGCACTTGCAGCAGAACCATTTGTTAATACAGTTACATTTGGAAGTTTAGATGATGTAGACCTTAACAAGCAAACAATATTTCCATTATCACACATCATAGTAAACAACACTACAGTAGGAACTAAAACATTAACGTTTAACATTTCTATTCTTGCAATGGATATTGTAGATATAAGCAAAGCTGCAACTACTGATATATTTGTAGGAAACGATAACGAACAGGATGTGCTAAATACACAATTAGGATTACTAACAAGAATAATAAACATCTTACAACGTGGTGATCTATATACAGAACTTTATCAAGTACAAGGTGATGTAAGTTGTGAGCCATTTGTAGATAGGTTTGAAAACAAGTTAGCAGGATGGTCTGCAACATTTGATGTAGTAGTACAAAACGATATGACAATATGCAGTTAACAAAAACACAAGCAGCGTTAGAAGCATTTAAAAACTTTGTAATACAACAATCACGTACAAGGTTATCTAAAGGGCGTAAGAACGTTTCTAAAGAACTTTACAATAGTTTAAAGGGTAATGTAAAAGAAATGCCTAATTCTATATCTGTAGAGTTTCAAATGGAAGATTACGGTGTGTTTCAAGATAAAGGTGTAAGTGGTACTAAAAAGAAATATAATACACCATATAGTTATACAAACAAAATGCCTCCAAGTAAACCATTAGCACAATGGGCAAAAAGCAAGAACATAAGATTAAGAGATAAAGAAGGAAAGTTTAAAAAAGGCAACTATAATACAATAGGATATTTAATAGCAAGAAGCATTTACAGAAAAGGTATAAAGCCAAGTTTGTTTTTTACTAAACCATTTGAACAAGGTTTTAAAAAATTACCTGACGAACTAATTAAAAACTTTGGTTTAGATGTAGAAGATTTTTTAGCATTTACATTAAAAGAAGATAGATTAAGATGAGTACAAAGATAAACGTAAGAAGCCCTTTTTATTTACACCTTGTAGAACCAAGTCCACCATTACCAGACTTTGATTGTACGGTTGCAGGGTTAGTAGGTTTTGCAGTAGATAATCAAGGTATTATTACTTTGCCAAGTCCTGCTGTTGGTGTAATAGATTCTATATCAAGTGATGATGGTGATTTTGCAAATAACAAATTTCCTGCAGAAGGTACTGATACATCAAGAACAATAAAAGTTAAACTACTTATACCTGTAGGTTATGCTAATACAAGTGATATATTTTTAGAATGTCCTGTAACTGCAACACAAGCAGGTACAACAAGTTCAGTAGTACAGCCTACTGTTTGTTCTGGCGGTCCTGCAACAAGTGGTTCTATTGGTGGACAAAGTTTAAGTGTAGGTGGTTCAAGTGTTGATATTGATTTAGCTGGATTCTTTACAAGTGAAACTACTTATGCTTTTTCTAACCTAAACCCTAATTTAGTAACAGCAGCATTAAGTGGAAGTGTGTTAACATTATCACCTAATGTAATAGCAGGATCAACAACGGTTTATGGTATTGGTAGGGATAATAGTTATCCAGCAACTTGTGAAGCAACACAAAGTATAGCGGTTACAGTAACAGATAGCACTACTGCATTTAGTTGTACCTCACCTACAAACCCAGCTTTACAAGGTGGAGGTATTAGTCAGGCAGGTGCAATTACAAACCCATCAACAATAGGTACGATAACAAAAATAATGGCAACATCTGGTGGAGGTGCTATAACAAGTGTAGCAGCAAATTCAGGTACAAACGCACAAAACGTTACATTGTTTTTTAACATTACAGTACCTTCTGGATATTCTAATGCAGCAGCAACCGTAGAATGTTCTGCAACCTTTTCACAAGCAGGAACAGCAGCACCTACATTTACTTGTGCATTAGCTAATCTTACAGGTCAAGCAATAGCAAGAAATGGTGCTATATTTTTAGGTACTGCTGCTCAAGGAACAGTTAAAAGTTTTACAGCACCTACAACACCTTTTACAGATGTAGCAACTGATACTTCAAGAACTGTAGTTTATCAAGTAGAAATACCATCAGGGTTTGCAAATGCAGGTTCAACGATAGATTGTAGTGTAACAATGACACAACCAGCAACAGTAAGTATATGTGGTGCAAATAATTATTTTATTAGTTCTGGTAAAACAACTCAAGAAGGTCATTGTGATGCAGCTTATGGTGCTAACAAGGCAATAACCTCAACAGCAGCAAGTTTAGGTGCGTTATTAAATAGTCAAGTATGTCAAGGAAGTGTAGCTTTTGATGGTAATGGTTTATATTATGGTGTATTTACTTCATCAGCATCAAGTGCGATAGGTGCAGTAGGTACATCTTATTATGTTATAAAAATAGAAAGTACAGGAATAGTAAGCGAATTAGCAATAGTATCGTGTAATACAACAGGCGGTGGAGCAGGTGTAATAGTTTAAAATTATGAGTTTAAAAAGCGTAGTAGTAGATTTATATGTATGGGATGGTACAATTTCCGATCAACCTGTATCACCTGCATATACAATAAATAAAAGTGTTATAAGTGGACAAACAAATATTACTTTAGAAATAGCAGAACTTGTTAGAGATTTTATAATTATAACTTTCAATGATGATTATAATTCTATTGCAAGATATGTTAGAACAGTTGTAAGTTCTTTTGATGATAGTGATGAACCTTTTGATACTAACCCTATTGTAACTGATTACGTTGCTTTAGATGGTTATGGATATTTTGAAGAAGGCACAAACCCAGAATTAGATAGACACGCTTTGATGAGTGCTACCAATATATATTTACCAGAAGGTACAGCAGGTAAGTTTCCAATATTTGCAGAAGGTGTAGGTAAAGTTATAATAGATGGTGTAACAACACAAATAACAGATAACGGTAATACAAACCAAAAAATACAATACGTTACAATACCAGCAGATAAATCATCAATACAAGTTTTTGATACAGATGATAGCACGGTTAAAAAAACAATAACAATATCTAATATTTGTGAACCTAAATACACATCATTCAAAGTAACCTTTGTAAATAAGTTTGGTGCATTCCAAGATTTGTATTTCTTTAAGAAAACAAGCGAAGTAACAAACGTAACAGATGAGTTATTTAAAAAGAATATAATAACAAACACTTCATCTACATATAACACTTACGAAAACCAAAGAGGTAGAATAAATGTAAACGCTCAAACTTCTTTAACAATGAATACTGGTTTTATAAAAGAAAATATGAACCAAACAATAGAAGAACTATTTTATAGTGAAAACGTTTTTATTAGATACGAAAACAAAACACTTGCAGTAATACCTAAATCTAAATCATTACAATTCAAAACAGTTTTAAATGACAAGCTAATAAATTATACAGTAAACTTTGATTTTGCCTTTGATAGAATTAATAATGTTAGATAATGCAGCAACTACAAATATTTTTTGATGGTCAACAGGTTGAACTGTTTAAGGATGAAAGCATTGTATTAACACAATCAATACAAGACATAAAAGATATACAAAAAGTGTTTGTACCTTTTACACAAACCTTTAATGTACCTGCTTCTAAAATAAACAACAAGATATTTCAACACTTTTATAATTTTAATATAGAAGGTTTTGATGCACGTAAAAAAACACCATCTGAATTATACCTTAACTATAAGCTATTTAAAAAAGGTAAAATAAAACTTGAAGGTGTACAACTTAAAAATAACGAACCACATACATACAAACTAACTTTTTATGGTGATACTATAAACTTAAAAGATGTAGTAGGTGAAGATAAGTTAAGTGCTTTAGATCAGTTAGGTAAGTATTCTTTTGATTGGACTGACACTAACATATCTACATATATGTCAAACGGTTTAGATGTTGTTACACCTACAGGTACAATGACCGATGCAGTAATAGTACCTTTAATAACACACACCGCAAGACTTTTATTTGATAGTAATTCAGCAGTAGTAAATACTGATACTATTAAAAACATAAACCCAGCAGCAGGTACAAATACAGATTACGGTGTACCTTATAGTCAATTAAAACCTGCAATTAGATTACTTGCTATAATACAAGCAATAGAAATAGAATATGATTTAACATTTAGTACAGACTTTTTTAATGAAACAAATACTGCTTTCTTTAATTTGTATATGTGGATGCACAACAAGGAAGGTGATTTTCAAACAAACCAAGATGCACAATATCAAGGTAAAAACATTACTAACGTAGTTGATAAAAAACAATTCTTTACAGGTTTTAAAAATGCAAGTTATTCTTCTTTTTTAGATGATATAATTGCAAGGGATTATTACAAAGGCAAAAACCATTCTAAAATATTTAGGAGAATGAATGTAATAGTAGTGCCATCAGGTGCTGCTGTTTATACTTTAGTAATTAAAAAGGATGGACAAGAGTTTCAAAGATTTGAAGGCTTAACAGGTACTACTTCTTTAGGGCAAACAGGCACACTAAAATATAAAGATTGGTTAGATCACGAAGATGGTGTATTTACATTTTTTATAGAAACAGAAGCTGTATCAAGTTATACAATTACAGTAGAATTAATAGTAGATAAAGATGGTACATTACTATCAAGACCAAAAGGCTCATTCCAATTAACTGCTGCAAAAACTTCTGATGATCCTGCCAACCCATTACAATTAGTACCAGACATAAAAGTAATAGACTTTCTTACAGGTATATTTAAAATGTTTAACTTAACAGCATTTCAAGATAACAATGGCATCATACAAGTTAAAACATTAGACAACTTTTATGCAGGTAGCACAACCGTACACGACATAACACCGTTTGTAGATAAAACAGAAACTATAACAGATGCTGTATTACCTTTTAAAGAAATAGATTTTGGTTATGAAGGAACTGAAAGTTTTTTAGCAAATAATCATTACCAAATAGCAAATACAAAATGGGGTGCGTTAGATTACGAAGCACCTAATAAATTTGATGGTAAAGTATATAATATAGAATTACCTTTTGAACATTTTAAATATGAACATCTATTTGTACAAGCTAATAATGTAGTAAGCGTTAATGATAGTGGTGTGCAATACGGTTATTCTGTTGATGAAAGCCAAAGTCCTTATCTTGGTAAACCTCTTATATTTTATGCTGCAAAATCTACAGCAACAATACGAACTTTAAATTTAGCTAATACTTCTGGTGCATCAGTAGCAAACCCATATATACCTTTAAATTGTGAAGATAAAGGAAGTACGTATTTAGCAGGTAAACAAAGTTTAAACTTTAATGCTGAATTTGATGAATTTTCAAGACAAGTAAATAATAAAAGTTTATTTAAAACATATTATGAAACCTATGTAAAAGATATGTTTGATTTACGCAAAAGACTAACAAGCGTAAAAGCGTATTTACCAATGAACATTATTTTTAAACTTGATTTAGCAGATAGATTTATATTAAATAATAATGAGTATAGAATAAATAAAATATCTACAAACTTTGAAACAGAACAAAGTAGTTTAGAATTAACAAACATATTTGAAGAACCAGTATTTAAAACATTAAAAGTATTACAAGATAATTGTTTAACAGTTGACACCGATACAATTACTTCTGATACAATAGATGTTAAAGTAGATTCAGGATGTAATAACCAATTTACATTGCCAAGTATAAAAACAGGAATACCAAGTGCAACGGTAAATAATCCTGCAAGTGTATTTACAGATACAAGTTTAACGGTAACACCACCTACAATAGCAACGGATCAAATACCAGTATCTACAACTACAGAGGTTTTCTTTAGTCATAAAATAACTGCAATAGGCAAAGTAGGTAATACACAAAAATTAGATGAGTACGGTTATTTATATTCTACATCATTAACTAATTTAAGTTCTACAGATGATGTTGATACATTAAAAGCATTTGGTGATGTTACTACTGTACCGTTTACACCTACGTTAGCAGTTATTAAGGTTTTATTAGATAACAATTTATCAGTAAACAGTACTTATAAGAAAGCAGGTTTAACACATCCTGCAATACTTTATTATAGATTCTATGCGAGAACTAACACCGATGTACAAAACGATAAAGCAGATGCAATAAGTAGTGTTGTAACTGCATCTACAGTACCATCAGCAGTAACTCAATACAACAATGCAAGTGGTGAAAACCTTTATGGTATAGTTGGTACAGCAGGATATATGAGTGCAGGTTCGCCACAGCATAACTTAAGAAAAGGCAACTTTACGTTATATGGTGGCGAAGACCAAGATGGAATTATAATCGGAAATGTTATACAACCAAACGAAACAGCAGTTAAAGAAATAGTTGAATGGTTGTCAAGTGTTGCTAATCCAACAGCAGGCACTTATTATGCTGTATCACATACATTCAAAGCAATAGATAGATTTGGTGCAGATTTTTCTGCTGTATTTAATTTTAGCAATAAAACTAATGCCTTTGTAAAATACCATATGTATTTAAACGCATATCCTATTGTAATGATTAAAGGTGGTACAGTTACAGGAACTATTGTTAGTGGAGGTTCTTTAGGATTAGCGTTTACAGTTGCAGATTTACAAAGCACCTCATAAACAAAAAGATATGATACAGAATATATTAGATTTATTAGAATTTGCAAGAAGCGAAAAATGGAACGGACAATATATGGATATAGCTATGGGTAAAAACAAGTACCCTGAATCAATAAGAGAAGCGTACAAACAATTTAAGAAATGGCAGTAAAAAAAACAATAGAGTTAGAAGCTAAAGTAGACAAGGCTCAAAAAGATTTAGATGGTGTAGCAAAAAGTGTACAACGCATAGATGACAACCTTGAAGATGTTAAAGACACAACAAGCGGTGTTTCTAAAGGTGTAAAAGGTATTGGTACTGCCATTAAAGCTGCTGGTATTGGTTTAGCTATTGCAGCATTTTCTAAACTTGCAGAAGTATTTAATGAAAACCAAAAAGTAACAGATGCTTTTAGTACTGCTTTTGAAGCATTAAGTTTAGCTTTTAATGACTTTTTTAAATTCCTTGATGCAAACGTTGGTACTGTTATAGATTATTTTAAAGGTATTTTTGATGATCCTGTACAATCAATTAAAAATTTTGGTTCATCTATTAAACAAGGTATTATAGATAGATTAAAACAAGGGTTAGAAGCATTAGGTTTATTTGGTAAAGCAGCTATTAAGTTTTTTGCAGGTGATTTTGCTGGTGCAGCACTTACTGCTAAACAAGCATCAAAAGAATTATTTGATATAGTAACAGGAGAAGATGGTGGGTTTGAAAAAATAACTGAATCTGTAAAAACAGCAGTAAATGGAATAACTGAATATGCTAAATCAACTGTAAAAGCAGCAAGAGATACTGTAGATTTAAATAAACAAGCTGAATTAGCAAATGTTATTAATCAAGGGTTAATAGAAAAGTACGATAGACAAGCAGAACAACAAAGACAAATAAGAGATGATGAAAGTAAAACCATTGAAGAACGTATTGCTGCCAACAATAAGTTAGGAGAAATACTTGATGAGCAAAGTGAAAAAATGCTTCAAAATGTTGATATAACAATTAAAGCAGCACAAGCAGAATTTGATAAAAACCAAAATCAAGAAAATGCTATTGCTTTACAAGAAGCATTAAATGAAAGAGCAGCAGTACTTGCACAAATAGAAGGTTTTAGATCTGAACAATTAATAAACCGTATTTCTTTAGAACGTGAAGCAGGTGAACAAAAAATTGAACTACTTGAAAAAGAAATAGAATTAGAAGAACAAAAGAAACAAGCTGTTAATGATGCTTTAGATGCTGTAATAGATGCAGCAGGAGCAGAAACAAAATTAGGTAGAGCGTTATTTATTGCTAAACAAGCTATGTTAATTAAAGAACAAATAATGGAAGCTAAAGCAACATTGCAAAGAATAACACTAAAAGCAAGTGAAGCTTCTGTAGATGTAGCAAAAGGTGCATCAGGTACAGCTAAAGTAGGGTTTCCACAAAATATACCTTTATTAGCTGCATTTGCAATACAAGCAGCAGGTATAATTATGGCAATTAAATCAGCAGTAAGTGCTGCTAAAGGTTCAGCATCACAAATGGGTGGTGGCGGAGCAGGAGGTGCAGCATCTACACCAGCACCTCCATCATTTAATATTGTAGGAGCAGCACCAGAAAACCAATTAGCACAAGCAATAGGTGAACAAGAAGAAAAACCTATAAAAGCATTTGTAGTAAGTAATGAAGTAACTAACGCACAAGCATTAGAACGTAATATAGTAGAAGGTGCTTCAATAGGATAACAAAATAGATAAATAATTATTGTATTAATATGGACATAGTAGAACTTTTTATAGATGAAAATGATGAGGTTTCTGGAATTGAAGCAATATCAGTAGTAGAAAACCCAGCAATAGAAGAAAATTTTATAGCACTTAAAAACCAAGAGTTTAAACTTGCAGAAGTAGATAAAGAAAAACGTATCCTTATGGGTGCTGCTTTAATACCTAACAAACCTATCTACCGTACAAACGGTGAGCAAGAGTATTATATATATTTTAGTCAAGCAACTGTAAGAAAAGCAAGTGAATTATTCTTTATAAAAGGTAATCAAAGCAATTCAACATTAGAACACCAATTAGAACTTAAAGGTTTAACTGCTGTAGAAAGTTGGATAGTAGAAAGTGAACAAGATAAAAGTAGAATGTACGATTTAAACGTGCCTATTGGTACTTGGATGGTATCTATGAAAGTAAATAATGATGATGTTTGGAAAAAAGTAAAAGCAGGTGAGGTAAAAGGGTTTTCAATAGAAGGTTACTTTGCTGACAAATTAGAAAGACCTAACGAACCTGTAAAAGATGAAATGAAAGAACCTTGTGAAGCAGGATATGAAATGATAGGCACTAAAATAAAAAACGGTAAAAAAGTACCTAATTGTGTACCAATAAAACAATCTAAAATGAGTAAAGAAGAAATAGCTAAAGCTAAAATAGAAGAACTAAAACAATTATTTAGTACTGAATAAATGAGTAGAATACCAAGTCCACAATCAGGTCGTAGAGGTTGCTTATGTAAAGATGATACATATTCTATAGAATGTTGCGATGGTAGTTTTGAAGCGCAAGGCGTAGGAAATGTAACAGCAACAATACAAACACCAAGTGCAGGAGAATACGGATATAGGGTACAAAAGTGTGGACATAGCCAAAAAAAACACTTTTACGGTTCTACACAATTAGTAGTAGGCAATGTATATTATATAAATGCAGACCACGATAACCACGATGGTTGCTATACCGTATTAAGTCAAGACCAAAACGCACACGGACATCATTTTAGTGCTGTAACATTATATAATGATTGTGCAGCGTGTCAAGCAGCAAACTAAAAACATAACAAACAGTTAAATATATTATTATATAAATATGGATTCAAAAACAAAAGAGATACTACAAAAGTTTTCTGCACAAAAGGTTGATTTGGCACGATCTACACAAATTATTAACTCTGCAAATAAATTAATGAATAAATCAGAAAGCATACAAGATAAAAGTGATTCTAAATTAAAATTATTTGAAAAAACTTTTGATGATTTAGTATTACAAGGTAGAGAACTTAAAGGTAGCATTGGCGATATGTCTGATATGCAATTTGATATCAAGCAAGAAATGAAAGAATTAGAAGATATATTAAAATCACTTGGTGCAAGTACATCAGCTTCTAAAGAATATGGTTTATTACAAAATGCTTTTAAAGGATTAGATGATTTAAAATCATTAGGCACAAAAATTAACAACGATTATAATAAATATTATTAATATGAAACCAGACGTAAAAAGAATACTTACCAAGTTAAGTGAAAACAAAGTTGAGTTAGAAACTGTAAAGGTAGAATTAGCAGCAAGAAAGCCTCAAGCACTTTTAAAAAACGCTAAAAAATTAAACCTTGAAATTGACAAAGCAAAAAACAAAATAAATAAGGTTTGGATTGTTTATGAAAAAGCCTACAATGAATGGCAACAATTTCTGCGAACAACAGAAAGTTCAGCAGATGAAATAAATACTGATATTGGATTTACTATGGATGCTTTAGCTGATTTAGGAGTTGATTTTACAAATGTTAAGGAGTTAGGTATGGCACAAGATATAGTATATAAAATAGAACAAGATTCTAAATCTTTAAGAACCTTATACGGTAAACCTCTATAAAAACACAACAAACTAATTACTAATTTATTGTAATATATATGAAAGCAACAGATATGTTAAACAAAGTAAAAGAGGTACTTGGGGTAGAATTATCCGAAGCACCTGTAGAAGTAAAGTTGGCACAAGCTGAACTTGAGAACGGTGCAATTATAGAAAGTGAAAATTTTGAAGCTGGAGCAGAAGTTTTTATTGTTACCGAAGATGAAAAAGTAGCACTACCAGTAGGCGAGTACAAACTTATAGATGGTGAAACTTTAGTTGTAGAAGAAGAAGGTATTATTGCTTCTATCGGTGCAGTTGAAGAAGCACCTGAAGAAGAAGAAGTAGAAGCTGAAAAAGAAGAAATGAATTACGCTACTAAAGAAGAACTTCAAGAGGTTAAAGAAATGGTTGAAGAAATTAAAGCTATCCTTTTACCTAAAAAAGAAGAAGAAATGGCTGAAGAACCTGTAGGTGAAAATTCTGTTAAATCAGAAGAAACAACTACAAAGACTGTTTACGCTGAAAAAGAAGAATTAAGCGAACCAGTACAAAAGGTTACTCATAACCCAGAAAAAGAAAACAAACCTAATTTAAACCTGTATTCACAAAAAAGAGGGAATACTACATTAGATAGAGTTTTAAATAAAATATCAAATTTTAAATAAATAAATAATGTCAACAACAATAACAACTTCAAATGATGTGTTGAGAGCAAGATCAGAGCAAGAAACTTTGACTACTACTCAAGATATTCCTGTAAACAAAGCAGGTACTGAATTTAACATAGCAACAGATGCTAAAGTAATGTCTTTACCAGCTATTACATCTGAAAATATTGGAATGGAATTTACATTCCGTAATACAGGTGCTGATGGTAACAACATTATTACTATTTCACCTGCTGCAACAGATGCTATTCACGGTACTGTAGCTGCTATATCATCAGGTGGTGTAGATAATAAAGATTGGATAAACACAAAAGCAACTGCAAATAAAGGCGATTGGTGTTCACTAAAAGCTGTAGCACTTACTGACTGGTATTTAACTGGTGGTGATGGTGTATGGGCAAGTGAATCTTAATAAATAAACTTATAAATAAAATAAAATGGCAACAACTAATTCTATAACTACTACTTATGCTGGTGAATTTGCAGGACAATATATATCTGCTGCACTTTTAAGTGGTTCAACTTTGGACAATGGATTAATTACCATTAAGCCAAACATTAAATTTAAAGAAGTAATGAAAAAAGTAGCAAGTGATGACATCGTAAAAGATGCATCTTGTGATTTTGATCCTACTTCAACTTTAACGCTTACAGAACGTATTTTACAACCTGATTTTCAGCAAGTAAATTTACAACTATGTAAAGCGGACTTTCATAACGATTGGGAAGCAGTACAAATGGGATATAGTGCTTTTGATAGCTTACCTCCTTCATTTGCTGACTTTTTAATTGGACACGTAGCTTCTAAAGTTGCACAACGTACAGAACAATCTATTTGGAATGGTGCTGCTGCAACAGCAGGTCAGTTTGGTGGTTTTAAAGAATTACTTTTAGCTGATGCTGATGTTACTGATGTGGCTGCTGCTGGTGTTACTTCTGGTAACGTTATAGCACAAATTGGATCAGTAGTAGATGCTATCGGTTCTTCACTTTATACTTCTGAAGATATGTACATCTATGTTTCACAAAACGTAGCAAGAGCATATGTAAGAGCATTAGGTGGATTTGCAACTAACGTAGGTGCTGCTGGTATAAATGCTGATGGTACACAATGGTATACAGGTGGTACTTTATCTTTTGATGGTATCAAGATTGCTGTAGCAAATGGATTAGCTGACAACACAATGGTAGCAGCAGAAAAATCTAACTTATTCTTTGGAACAGGTCTTTTAGCAGACCATAACGAAGTAAAAGTTATTGATATGGCTGATATTGATGGTTCACAGAATGTAAGAGTAGTAATGAGATTTACAGCAGGTGTACAATATGGCATCGGTAGTGATATCGTACTTTATTCGTAATAGATAATTAACCAATAAATTAGGTGGGTAAGCCAATAAGTGCCTACTCACCTTTTTTTATTAAAAATAACAATAACTTATTCATTTACAATAAGTTAAAAAAAAATTTTAACGATTATGGCTTGTGATTTAACACTTGGTAGAAAAGAACCTTGCAAAGATGTTGTAGGGGGATTAAAAAATGTTTATTTCGTAGATTTTGGTGATTTAGGTACGGTAACTTTAAGTAATGATGAAATTACAAATATGACAGGAAGTTCTGGTAGTTTAACAGCATTTAAGTACGAATTAAAAGGAAATAGTAGCTTTGAACAAGCTATTACTTCTTCACGTGAAAATGGTACAACTTTTGTTGAGCAGACTTTAACATTAACTTTGAAAAAACTTACTAAAGAAGATAATAAAGAGTTAAAACTGTTGGCTTATGGTAGACCGCACGTTGCAGTAGAGGATTATAATGGTAATGTGTTTATGATGGGATTAGAACACGGTGCAGAAGTAACAGGTGGAACAATTTCCACAGGTGCTGCAATGGGTGATTTATCAGGATATACATTAACGATGGCAGCAACAGAACTTGCTCCTGCTAACTTTATGGATTCTGATACAAAAGATATAGACTTCCCATTTAGTGTAGTAGACTACGCTGGTTTAGATGGAACTGTAACAATTACTTTAGGAACAAATTCTTAATAGGGTTTTTATTTGGTAAATTAAGGGTAGCAATATGCTGCCCTTTTTTTGTTTTAATAATAACAAATTTGATACTTTTTTATTGTATATATATGATAGTATTACAAGAAAGTGGTTCAGCACAAAATATTGATTTTATACCAAGACAATTTACTGCAAACGCATCTTACACGGTTAAGATAACAGATGAAACGCAAAACAAAGAAGTGTACAGTCAAGCAACAACAAGTATATCACAAAACTTATATTTCAATAGGTTTAATGCGGTGTTTCCTGTAAAACAAGATATTTATTACACACTTAAAATACTTTCAGGTAGTTCAGTTGTATTTATGGATAAAATATACTGTACAAACCAAACAGATTTACCAGCTTACACAATAAACAGCGGTGAGTATACTTCTAATAGCACTACAAACGAATTTATCACAATATAATGGATAACTTACACATAGTAAATTTAGCTTCTTACAACCGCCCTAAAATAAGCGAGGACAAACAAAAAGATTGGGTAAACTACGGTGAGGATAATGATTACTATTCTTATTTAATACAACTTTATACTAATTCTACAACTAACAACGCTATTATAAACGGTGTATCTAATATGATATACGGTAAAGGGTTAGATGCTTTAGATAGCAACACTAAAACAAACGAGTATGCTGCAATGCGATCTATTATAAGCAACACTTGTTTAAAAAAGGTTGTATTAGATTTAAAACTATTAGGTGAAGGTTCTTTTCAAGTGCTTTACAAAGATGATAAGGTATATAAAGCAGAACACTTCCCAAGACAAACACTACGTGCTGAAAAATGTAATGAAGATGGTGAGATAGAAGGTTACTATTATGCACCAGATTGGACAAAGATAAAACCAAAAGATAAACCTCAACGCATAGCAGCATTTGGATTTGGTAACGGTAAAGAACCAGAAATAAAAATAGTTAAAAAGTACGTTAGTGGATATGATTACTATTGTCCTGTAGATTATCAAGGTGGTTTAGCATATGCTGAATTAGAAAGCGAAGTAAGTGATTACCTAATAAACGATGTACAGAATGGCTTCAGCGGTACGAAGGTTGTAAACTTTAACAACGGTATCCCAGACCGTGAAAAGCAAATGCAGGTTAAGAATGATGTAATGTCAAAACTTACAGGTGCAAGAGGTGAAAAAGTAGTAATTGCATTTAACAACAATGCAGAAAGCAAAACAACAGTTGATGATATACCATTAAACGATGCACCTCAACACTATGAGTATTTATCAAATGAATGTAGTAATAAGTTAATTGTAGCACATAGGGTAACCTCACCTTTATTATTGGGTATACGTACCGAGAACAATGGTTTAGGATCAAATGCAGATGAAATAAAGACCGCTGCGTTACTTTTTGACAATATTACTATTAAACCCTATCAAGACTTAATAACGGACTGTATAGATGATATATTGGCTGTTAATGGTATTAGTTTAAAACTATATTTTAAAACACTTCAACCTTTAGCATTTTTAGATACAGATAATGCAATAACAGATGAAGCACGTGAAGAAGAAACAGGTGTAAAAAGAGAATTTACCTTAAAAAGCCAAGTAGTAGATAAAGACTTTGCAATTATAGATGACAGGTTAGCATACGCAACAAAAGAAATGGCAATAGAAGGTGCTAAAAATATAGGATGCGAAGGTTACCACGAACACGAATACGAAGGTAAGATATGGTTTATGCCTT